GGCGCCGCCATGCCCGCCCCTGCCCCCGTGCCGCTGCGCCCGGTGGCGCCAGCCGCTGCAAAGGCGGCCGCGACCGCCGCCGTCCTGTCCACGCCTCCGGCGGCCTTCGGCACGCAGGTGTCCCAGGACAAATACGAAATCACGATCAACGCGGCGCCCGGCATGGACGAAGCCGCCGTAGGCCGCGAGGTCCAGAGGCAACTTGACCTTGCCAAGTCCCGCGACAGGGCCGCCGCGCGCACCCGCCTCTATGATGGGACCGAATGATGGCACAGCCACTGATGTCGCTGGGGTGGTTCATCTTCGCCCTGGACACCGCCCCCTTCGAGACGCTGAAACGGACCACCTCGGCCCGGTGGGAGAGCAAAAACCGCGTCGGCGCCGGCCCTGCTCACCAGCACCTGGGGCCGGGCGCCGATACCCTCAGCATCGACGGCACGCTGATGCCCGAACTGACCGGCGGGGTGGTCAACCTCGACAAGCTGCGCGAGATGCAGGCCGGCGGCAAGGCGTGGATCCTGACCAGCGGCACGGGCGAGAACATGGGGAAATGGTTCATCGAAACCGTGGATGAAACCCGTTCCCACTTCGCCGGGCCGGGCCTTCCCCGGCGCATCGGCTTCAGCCTGTCGCTCGTGCGGTACTGGGATGACGCCTCGGACAAGCTGGGCCGCCTGCCGGACAGCCTGCCATGAAGCCGGCCTTTGCAATCAGCGCCGACGGCATCGATGTCACCAGACGCCTGAACGACCGCCTGGTCTCCCTGCGCCTGACCGACAAGCCAGCGATGGAGGCGGACGAAGTGGAGATCGCCGTCACCGACACCGATGGCAAGGTGATCCTGCCCCGCCGTGGCGCCATCCTGCGCGTGGCCATCGGCTGGGACGGCAGCCCCCTGGTGGACAAGGGCAGCTTTACCGTGGACGAAGTCACCCATTCCGGCCCGCCGGACGTGGTAACGATCCGCGCCCGCGCCGCGTCGTTCCAAGGCCCCCTGAAGGAACAGCGGGAAGAGGCTTACGACGGCCTGACCCTGGGCGACATCCTGACCACCATTGCCGGGCGCAACAGCCTGACGCCCGCCCTGGAAGCCGGGCTGGCCGCCATCCCGGTGGAGCACATCGACCAGACCAACGAGTCGGACGCCAACTTCCTCACCCGGCTCGGCCAGGATTACGATGCCGTGGCCACCATCAAGGACGGGCACCTGGTGTTCATTCCGGCCGGGCACCCGTTGACCGTGGGCGGCCGGGCTCTCCCGCCCGTCGTCATCCGGCGCAACGCCACCGACCGCCACGATTTTACCATTGCCGACCGCCAGGGCTCCCACACCGGCGTCGGCGCCAACTGGCGCAACCTGGATACCGCCACCACCGAGGTCGCCGTGGCCGGGGACGACGCCAGCCTCAAGACCCTAAAGCGGGTTTACCCCACGGAGCGCGAGGCCCAGGCCGCCGCCAAGGCTGAAATGGGGCGCCTAAACCGGGGCCAGCACGAAATCCGCCTGACCCTGTCGGTCGGCCGCCCGGAGGTGATCCCAAACGCGCCGTTGGTGCTGACCGGCTGGCGGCCGGAGATCGACGGGCACAAGTGGGTCGCCGGCGAGATCACCCACACCATCGACAGCGGGTTTACAACCGATGTCAGCGCGCAGGCGGTAGACTAAAGCACTCGGTCCCCATCATCAGGACCGAGCGAAAACCATGCAGCAACACAATCTGGAAGACCTTATTCGCGGTGCCCTCAAGCCGGCCCCGCCCCCACCCCCGCGTCAGGACGCCGGCATCGACGCCCTGGTCAAGCTGGCCATCCTGGCGATCACGGCGGTGAGCCTGGTTGTCATCGTGACGCGAGTCGTATGACGTTGCTCATGGCGTCCAGATCGACGGGGGTGGACTTGGCCCGCTGGTCGATCACGTAGTCATGCAGGGCCACGGCCAGTTCGGCGAAACGTTCGGGGCTGGCCACGATCACGTCCCCGCTGGATGTCACCGACACCATTACCTGAAGCACTTCCTGCATCACCTCGGCGCGCAGCGTGCGGCCCTGGCCCGGTTGGACGGCTAGGCCCGTGTCGCTGCCGCCGGCACACAGCCACCGGAAATCGGCGTCCGCCGCCTGGGCGAGCCGCCATAGTCCTTCGACCGGGACGCGCACCGTTCCGGCTGTCCATTTGTTGAGCTGTTCGACCGTCACCCCGGCCGCCGAAGCGGCCTGGGACTTGGTCTTGAACCGGCCGACAACCCACGAAAGACGCTCGCCCAGGTCGCACCGAAAGGTTTCCAACGGGGTCATTTGCCCACCTTCTGCGGATAAAAATCGGGCGTTATCGCCGAAAGCTAGATTTTAATCGTGGCTTTTCGTGGCAAACCTAGACCATAATCGCGACACATTCAGCCGACTCGAACCCTACCGCCGATTACATGACAGGGCAAATTCCGTGCGCCAAGACTGGACCAGAAACAAGATCAAGGGCGCCCTGATGCTGCGGGGTCTCACCCTCCGAAGCATCAGCATCGCGGCGGGCTATCACCACAGCGCCGGTTCCAAGGCGTGCAAAGAACCCTGGCCAAAAGTCGAACAGGTCATCGCAGCGGCCATTGAAGAGAAGCCGGAAGACATCTGGCCGAGCCGCTACCCAGCAGCGTGTGGAGACCCCCAACCATGAAGGGCGCCTCCACCATGAGCAGCACCAGCAACAAAACCCCATGCCCGCACTGCGAGACCGACTGCAAGACGGTCAAGACCAAGCAGATATCGCGGGTTTACAGGGAAGTCACATACGCCTGCCCAAAATGCGGACACATCTTCGTGGCCTCGATCTCGCCGGTGCGCACGCTCGCGCCCTCCGAGATGCCCCACGAAGACGTCCGCATTCCGGGTTAGGGTCGAGGGGGACCATCATGCACCGGGCAATCACGGCGGGCCGCCCGTCAGACGGCTTTCATCTACGGCGTCCCGACGGACAGCCCCACGATGATCGACGCGATGAAGGTCACAAGGCACGCCAGGGCAGCATGTGCCCGCGTCGGCGTTTCAGACCATGGCAAGATCAGGACCGGCTTGACCATGCCGACCATCAGGCCGACCACGGACGCCAGGACAAGCCAGACGCTCAGAACAGCGCCCACTCCCCTTGCGTCGTCGTTTGCCAGTCCCCCGATGATGATCATGCCGGCGAGTGCGGCCACACCGCCGACGAAAGCCCACTTCCAGGGGAACGGCTTGCGGGGCTTTCGCACGTCGGCCACCCGCTCAACCTCGGCGGCATTCTGGGCGGCAATCCGCTCATTCATGCCCTCCCTGAGGAGTTCCCGCCGGTTCTTCGCTTTGCGTTCGGTTCTGGTCAGGCGGCGCTTTGCCGGCGCGGACGGGGGCGCCTCCGCAACCACGACCTCGGCTTCCGCTTCGACATGATGGGGAATGGACTCCACCGGCACGGCTCTTTCCACGGTCGGCAGGCCGAGGGCAGCCAGGAAGTCGTCGCCCGGCATGACCTCGCCGGCGCCATCGACCACATCCTGGATCCGGTCCAGGTTGAACGTGCGCAGCGCCCGACGCTGCCAGCAGTAGGCGGAGAGCTTGCCCTTCTCGGCATCGATCTTGCGGACCGTCACCCATCGGCGGCTGCTGGCACCCTTGGTGCCACGGTATTCGATGCCAAAAGCCATGCCGATCAGACTGGTTCCCGGTGGCGCATCGAAGGACAGCAGGCGCGGCGCCCCCGGCTTGCCGCTGGAAACCTCGGCCATCAGTGCGTCGTACCCGTCCGACATGAGTCCTTCCTCCCCTCTGCGGTCATAATCACAGCGGGAAGAGAAGCATTTAGGGCCACCGGGAGTCGATACATATTCAGCATGGCTGAACACATCCACTTGCAACCGCGCGCCACCGGGCCTATCGTCATCCTTGGAGGCGTCGAAACCTCCGGGACTTACACAAGAGCGGACAGCCGCCCCGACAGCACGCGGCTATTTTTGCGCCTGGATTCTGTCCGGTGCGCATCTCGCTACGGCGGGAGGGCGGCGAATACAACACCCTTCGGGGGAATAAGCCCGCTCAAGCCCTGTTTCTCTTGTGGCAGGTCCCTTGGGTTTCGAACCTCCCGCCACCAGCTCGGCCGTCGAAAGCCCTGCTGTTGGCGCCTTCAACGCCAACACAAGAGCACCCCCATGACAGACATCCCCATACCCGAAGACCGCCTGCGCCAGATGCTGCGGCTCGCCCGCACGCTCGGCGCCATCGCCGTCACCCGCGCCGACGTCGCCGAACACGCCCGCATGGCAGGCCATGGCGACTTCGCCGCCGAGGTCGAGGCATCGGCCATCACCATGGGCCGCGAAGCCCTGACCGCCGTGGTCTTCCTCCAAGCCGCCCTCGACACCACCGACGGCGGAGCCTGACCCATGCGCGAGGACATCCTGAAGGATGTCCTGCAACGGCTTCAGGCGACCTTCAAGTTCAAGAAGGTCGGCCTGTGGCTGCAGCAGGGCACCTGCCCCCAGTGCGGACGCAAGGAGCTTTTCACCTCGGCGGAAACGCCGTGGGTGGTGAAGTGCGGGCGCGAGAACAAGTGCGGCTACAACGCCAGCACCCGTGACCTGTTCCCCGACGCCTTCGGCAAGTTCAACGAACGCTTCCCGGCGACCACCCAGGATCCCAACGCCACCGCCGACGCCTACATGAGCGCCGTGCGTGGCTTCTCCCCGGCCAAGATCAAGGGCTGGTATCGCCAGGGCAGCTTCAGCCACCCACGCGGCAACCGCACGACCGCTACCGTGGTGTTCGACGTGGGCGGCCCCGCCGGCGCCGTCATGGAACGCCTGATCGAAACCGTCCGCATCCGCGAAGACGACGGGTCCACGACCGAGCGCAAAGCCCACTTCGTCGGCCCTCACAAGGGCCTGTGGTGGCAGCCCCCCGGCATGACCGTCAGCAAGGGCGACGAAATCTGGCTGGTCGAAGGCTGCCTGGACGCCATCGCCCTGCACATGGCGGGCCTCAAGGCCGTGGCCACCCTGTCCGCCAGCAACTACCCCGGCGAGGCCCTGGCCGCCCTGCCCACCAAGAATGTCACCCTGGTCTGGGCGCTGGACAACGACGTCGCCGGCAAGCGCGCCATCCGCAAGCACATCGAACAGGCCCACCAGGACGGGTTCGAGAACCGTTGCGCCCTCATTCCCCAGAAGGGCCGCAAGAAGGCCGACTGGAACGACCTGTGGCTGGACAACGCCCTGTCCGAAAAGAACAGGGAAAAGACCCTCTCCCGCTGCCGCTTCCATGGCGATCTGCTGCTGGCGCCGTCCGCCATGCAAAAAGGAATGCTGATCTGGCAGCGGTTCAAGTCCAAGGCGTTCGCGGTGGACTACGCCGGCAAGACCTATTGGTGGGACCTGCCCGACGAGGTGTTCGCCGCCAACCTGAAGGCCATTCAGGACGGCGGTCAGGCCCACCCCGAGCTGACGCCGGAGGAAGAAGCGGCCCAGAAGTCCGCCAAGGTCCACGTCATCGCCAACTGCCGGTTCGAGTTCCTGTATTTCCAGCAGAACAAGCTGACCGACGAAAGCTGGTATTACACCCGCATCGAATTTCCGCACGGCCGGCACAAGCTGAAGAACACCTTCAGCGGCGCCCAGGTCGCCACGGCGTCCGAGTTCAAGAAGCGCCTGCTGTCCATCGCCCCTGGCGGCCTGTTCACCGGCAACACCCAGCAGCTCAACTGGCTGGTGAACCACCACCTGGACGACATCCGCATCGTCGATACCGTGGACTTCATCGGCTACAGCAAGGAATACCGGACCTACGTCTTCCCCTCCCTCGCCGTCTCTGCCGGTCAGGTGTTCCCGCTGAACGACGAAGACTTCTTCGAGGTCGGCAAGCTTGCCGTGAAGTCCCTGAACAGCTCCCTGCACCTGCACATCGGCAGCCGCCAGGACTATCAGCCCGATTGGGTGGGCAACCTCTATCGGGCCTATGGCGCCAAGGGCCTGGTCGCCGTGGCCTTCTTCTTCGGCAGCCTCTTCGCCGAGCAAATCCGCCAGACGCACAAATCCTTCCCGTTCCTGGAGATCGTTGGCGAGGCCGGCGCCGGCAAGTCCACCCTGATCGAGTTCCTGTGGAAGCTGGTCGGCCGGTCAGACTACGAGGGCTTCGACCCCAACAAGTCCACGCTGGCCGCCCGCGCCCGAATCATGTCCCAGGTGGCCAACCTGCCCGTCTCCCTGATCGAAAGCGACCGATCGGAGGACACCGCCAAGGCCCGCCAGTTCGACTGGGACGAGTTGAAGACCGCCTACAACGGCCGGGCCAGCCGCGCCCGTGGCGTCAACAACGGCGGCAACGAAACCAACGAGCCGCCCTTCCGGGGCAGCATCCTGGTCAGCCAGAACAACGCCGTCCAGGCGTCCGAAGCGATCATGCAGCGCATCATCCACATGAATTTCGACACCTCCGGCCACACCCAGGCGAGCCGTGCGGCCGCCGACGCGCTGGCCGCCATGCCGGTGGAAAGCGTCAGCCACTTCCTGGTGATGGCCACCACCGCCGAACAGAACGTGATGGAGGCCCTGAAGCGCGACACGGCACGGTTTGAAGCCGAGCTGCTGGCCCTGCCCGAGGTCCGGTCCCAGCGCATCGCCAAGAACCACGCCCAGTTCATGGCCCTGGTCGCCTCGCTGGCCAAGCTGGTCGCCCTGCCCGATGCGTGGCGGGACGAAACCCTGCAGTGCCTGCGCACCGCCGCCGGCGAACGCCAGCGCGCGATCGGCGCCGACCACCCGCTGGTCGAAGAGTTCTGGGAGCTGATCGACTACCTGGGCGAGGACCGCACCAACCACAGCCGAAACCGCGAAACCATCGCCATCAACCTGAACCACATCCAGCGACTGGCAGCCATGAACAACCAGACCATGCCGACCCTGCAGGACATCAAGAAGCACATGAAGGCCTCCCGCTCCCGCCGCTTCCTCGGCATCAAGACCGTGAACAGCGGCCTGGAATGCGAAGGCGGACAGGCCCGGTCAGTCAAGTGCTGGGTTTTTGAGCGGGAGCGGTGAGCATGGTTAAGCAAATTCCCCTGTTCGGGGAGCAACCGCGCCGCAAGCCCCGCGTGAAATTGACTGACTGCGCGTCAGGTGTGCCGCCTCGACAAATTAAGTTTCCTCTATCATTACAACAGCTATACAATTTCCTCAGACATAGTTTGCAATATGACAATTCCGTTTACCATGCAGTTCCGCGCCACTTGCTCGAAGCGCACGCGATCTCCATGATCACTGCTTTCAAGTGCTGCCTCAAGATGACCGAGAGCTGTAAGCAACTGGCCATCCAGCACCGTCATAGCCTGCCATATTCCAGGGATGTGCCCAGCGGGTCGAGATCTAATGTCATTAATAGATGCAATTGCTTCCCGCGTGCTGTGCAAAAGCCAATTGAGCTCACTACCGTGGGTGAGAATATAGACCATCCGAAGAGAGTGCCCCTCTTTGGTAGCCGCGTTGAGGAGCCTTATAGCCGTTTCAATATGGCTCAGAGCCTCTTCTACATGCGGCTGACGCTGCTCAGCCACCTGGTACTGTGCGACCAACAGCGCGGCACAGATCGTGACCGCTGTAGCAGCAAATGTTGAGAATATGCTTCCCCAAGTTGCTCCATTCGTAGTGGAACCGATCGCTGCGCCGACAAAGAACGCCGTGATTGTCGCACCCACGAACGGGAAGAGAATCGCTGCATTAGCATGACGGCGGAGCCTCTTGACCAGTTTCCACATAACCACCTCCTCCCGTCGGTCCTTTTTCCTCCTCAGGATGTACAAGTTAGGCCGTCGGCGGGCAACGCATAAAACCCTCGGTTTCAAAAGGGCGTCACAATGAAGAAGCCGACCAAGCGGAACAGCGCGCCATGCGGTACGCCGGAATTGACGAGGTGAACAGCCGTTACGACCTCGAATTCTTATGGCGAAGCGCTGTACGCGCCGCGTCGCCGTTTGCCGAGCAACGGGGTTGAGGGTGCCATGATTAGGATGGCGTGGGACACGCAGCAGATAGGGAGGTCGTCCGGGTCGTTACTCCATCATCCGACATCGCCAAGCGCCTACTTAGCCATCAGCGCCCACATTCCTGCGCTCACATCGTACGCGCCCCACGCCCGCAAACTACCCGAACATAACCTTTATCTTCAAGTGAAGAGAGCAAACTTCCAGCAACAACGCATAAACGAGGGGCAGACCCCATGCCTGCTGACAACATCCCTGTCCATCCCGGACTACTGAAGAACACCATGACCCTCCGCGAACACCAGGAGCGTATTGCCCACTACCGCTGGGCGCCCTTGACGCTGGAAGAGGCCCGCGCGATTCACCCCGGTGAAGACGTCGATCAGGTCTTCGCGCGTCAGGCCAAGGCCGCCGCCCCTCCTACCGGCGCGGCGGCCATCCGCGCCCGCGCCGCAGACGGCCAGACGCAGGTCTCCCAGGGCGGCGTCGTCATCGTCACCCTGCCGTGGGAGACGGACGACCAGGTCGTGATCTCGGCCGCCGTCGTCGGCGTCCATGCCGGTATCACCCTGGTGGACCGCGCCGCCGCCGATCGGCAGGACCAGTAAGGCATGTCGGTCCCCCGCCACACCCACCGCCGACTCATCCCGGCCGCCACGGCGGCCGAGGTGGTGGGCTGTGAGTCTGTCGGAACGTTCCTGTCCGAGGTGGACGCCGGCGTCTGGCCAAAGCCCCTGCCCCTGGCCCAGATCATGGGACAGGCCCGGAAGCGGCGCGTTTGGGATCTTGTCGCGCTACATGCCCGCATTGACGAACTGTCCGGAATCAGACGACGGTTGCCGCTCCAGGACCTGGACGCGGAGATGGGCATTGGCAGCCATGGCTAAACTACCGCCGAACGTGCGGGCCAAGCGCCTGCGTTCCGGCGTGACGGCCTACTACTGGGAGGTCCCGACCAAGGACCGCAAGGCAGGCTGCACCCTGGTCAACGAGGCACTGGGCCAGGACTTGGCGCCGGCGGTCCTCAAGGCGATCCAGCTCAATGACCTTCTGACCGCGTGGCGCCGGGGCGACGAAGGCGCCGGCGCCCCCGTCCCTGGCACCGTCCGATGGCTGTTCGCGCTGGTCGAGAAGCATCCCCGGTTCGTCAAGACCGCGACGAAAACCCAGCGGTCCTACCTGCAAGGCTTCCGCCTGGTCGAACAACATCAGATGCAGAGCGGCCGCCTGTTCGGCGACGTGGACGTCAACGCGCTGGAACCCCGGCACGCCGACGCCCTGTATGAAGCCCTCCAGTGGGTGGAAGAGGAAACGGACGACGGCCAGCCGGTTCGGCGCCGGCGCCTGGCCACCGCCAACGGCGCCATGCGCGCGGCCCGCCGGGCGTGGTCGAT